AGAAAGCCTCCCACCGAGAACACAGGCATAATACCAGCTCTGTCTATGCCCGTCCCATACTCAAGAAACTGTCTTGCGCCATATCCAAATTTTCCATCTACATCGTTACAGAAGTCTATGTAAGGAAAAGACATTGGTCTTGTATAGTCGGGATTAGTCCCTTTAGTTCCAGCCTCACCACCACTTGCGGTGGTTGCTCGGAAGTCATTCAGCGTGTGTCTTGTAGTGTAGTAGTTATCGGTATATAACTCACCTAACTTTAAGTCTTTTACTTGTGCTAAATACTTTGACAAGTAATCTTTTAATTCAACTTCAATGTATGATTGAGAAGAATTATACTCAAATGATATCACATTGAGTATACCCGCTATCTCTGTTGAAGAGGAACCGTATATGGTTATCTTAAAGTAGAAGTCATCCTTTGGGAAGTCTAATGCGGGTGATGTTATAGGCTCAAAATTAAACCTGTTTGAAGCCTTATTGTTTGTTGTTAGTGGTATACGCAGCTTTGTATAGAAAGGTAGCTTTACCTTGTCAATCTCTACGCTATCGTAGAAATCTAAATCGTACTCTAACTGCTGCTCTGGAAATAAGTCAACATCGTTATATGTGACATTATCCCTGCTAATCTCTAACTTAAACTCCATACTAACGAGTTGCGATATTAAATTCTAAAGAAGACTTAAACCTATTGTTTAGTGTGTCTAAAGATATGTCTGACAAACCTACACCATACGCCTTACTATCACACAAGTCTAAAAAAGCTACATTGGGGGAAGTTACTATCGTTGACGTTACCCCAAAGTATTGATTTCTTTTAGCAGGTATAATTAAAGAGTAGGATATGTTTGATTCATATTGGTTATATGCTTTTGAATAAAGCCCGTTCTCAACATCTACACCTATTCTATAAACGCTTACTTCATCCACATCTGTATCATTGTAAAGGAATACAGTAGCCGTAAAACTTGAAGGATTTACAGGGTATATATTTTCATCAAAAGTAATTTCACCTGTGGATTGGTTTGTACACACGCCATACACAGCTTTTTCATAAACATCTGTGTATACAACCTTTACGACATCTCTATTCTGTACTGCTCCAATAGTACCCGCAGTTGCACGGATAATATTATCAGCAGATTTTATAAATGCAATTCCGTTATACTGATTGGAAATGCCTTGTCTAAATACTAAATCAGCCATTATATTCTGTCGTTTCTATCTCTAATTCTACGTTCTGTAGCGTTACCACGCAAGTCTTTGTCTGCAACATAAGCACGAACTGGTTTGCTTACGCCTATAGCTGTTGAGGTCGTAGCCTCTGCAATAGCCTTTAGGTAATCTACACTTTCATTTATAGGAGAAGACACTAAACCTCCTTCGGCAAATTTATATTTACCCGCTTGAGGACGAGTCATACCACTTTTGTTTATACGCTCAAGTAAATCTCGGTGCATAGAAGTGGCTCGCTTATTAACAATGTACTCGCCACCTTCCATCTCATAACCGCTTTGTCCTTGAACAGAGAACGGTACTCCTCCTTGTGAGTGAGATGGCCCATTTACCATACCACCATCAGCAAACTTCTTAGGGAAAAACTTCTTTTGACTGATAGCTGCGAGTTCCGCACCATAAGCCGCTGTAGTAAGACCCGCTGATATTGCAGACTTAATAGCAAGTTTTACAGGGTTACCTTCTTTATCATAAATAATAAGGTTAGGTATAATAGAAGCTAAAGACTGAAGGTAATCCGTAGTAGCGTTTTGCCTGTCTTGTTTTTTCTCAGCTTCAAATATCTTTTTATCAATATCATTCTCTTCAGCTATCTTGGCTTTTTGCAACTCTTGCTGCTTAACTCTAAACTGAGATTCAGTAATTAACTGATTGTCAAGCTGAGACTTTAATATATCGTTTTCTGTTTCGTAACGATTGCTTATAGCACTCTTTTCAGCATCAAGTCTCCCTTTGGTATTCTCTAAAGCAACTGCATTAAATTCAGCAATAGATTCTGCTGCCTTGTCTAATCCTTCAGCTATTACATCTGCAAGCTTGACATCTTTAAACGCCTCTCTTATTTTATCAGCAAGACTTTTTGCTTTTTCTGGAGCAAATATAGGAGCAAGTTCTAATTGTGGTAAATCAACAATATCTATCCCAAACACTTCTTTAGCAGCTAAATCTATAGTTTCACCCACTTCCTTTGGCAACTGAACACTAACTTTATCTGCTGTGTCCTTTAGTGTTTTTATTAAGTCTTTAACAAACTTAGAGTCTGCACCAAATCTTTTTACAGCTTCTGCAATTACATCATCTGCTCCCCCAAAAAATCCATCAAGCAAATCAACTTGAGTTGGGAACGCGCTTTCTCCAACCTCTACTCTTAAATTTCCAATTACTTTTTCAGTTTCCTTTATTCTTTCTATGTAATCAGAAAGTTCAGATTTTAGCCTTTCTTGCGCCTGCTTATCCGCCTTCTTTCTTTTATCCGAAAGTGTTTCTTCATCAACAGCAAGTTTATCTATTTTTTCAGACTGTTCAGAAAGTAATGCTATCCTCTTCTCAAGTATTCTTGCGCGCTCTTCTTCCTCTTGTGACAGTGCGCCTATCCTACCCCTAAGTTGCTGAAGTTCATTTGAGTAAGATAAAGTGTCTGCGTTTATTTGAGTTTGAAGCTGCTGCTTTTCTCTATCTACATTAACACCTTCTTTAGTTAAAGATAACAAACCAGCGTATTCTTCTCTGTATTTTTTTACCGTATCGTTATTAGCCTCTTGAGATATGAATGCGTCATCAAGACCCTTTGACTGTTCGTATAATAAATTTACTAATTCTTTTGTCGTTGTTAGAAGCCTTAACTGATTTCTACCCGTTTTTTCAGAAGCTATAGCAAAAGACTCTTGAAGTGTTTTGCCTTGTTTCAAATAAAACATCAATAAACCATAGGTGTCATCTATTGTTGACTTAGTGAAATCACCTTCCTCACCTACTAAACGTATAGCTTTTCCTAATGCCTCACTTTGAGTAATAGGATTATCATTTCCTTTTGAGAAATTTCTAAAAGAATTAACAAGTTCTTCCGTTAAGTCCTTTGTTTTTTTAGTCTCTTCAGATAGTATTTTATAAGCCCCCGCTAATCCAGCAGCCTCTTTATCTAATACAGCTAATATGTTTATAAAGAAATTTGTTTGTGTAATTGCTTCTCCAAGATTTGTGGAAAATTTGTCATAAGCTGATGAAAGCAAATCTATCTGTCCTTGTGTTGTAGACATTTGCTTTGCATTTGCAATAAACAATCTATTAGAGTCTTCAAGTTCTAATGACAATCCCTTAAACTTCTCAATATTATTTGATAAAACAATAGCCGCCGAAGCACCTCTCTTTCCAAATAATTCCGTTGCTCTTGCAACATCAAGATTTTTTCCCGCTAAGTCTTCTAAAAATTCAGCAAAGGGAACGCCAGATTTTGCGGATTCTAAAAGAACATTACGAAGACCTGTACCCGCACGAGAAGCACGGAATCCATTATCAGCAAGAATACCAAGTAACGCTGCCGTTTCTTCAAAAGAAACTCCCGACTGAGAAGCAAGAGGACCTACATATTGTAAAGCAGTTCCTAAGTCGTTTAATGATAATGCCGTTTCATTTACCGCTCCTACTAATACATTGGCAAATCTATCCGCCTCTTCTGTAGTCGCTTGAAACTGATTTAATGTTTTCTTTAGTGCTGCTGCCACACCACCTGCATCTTCGCCAAGTGCTTGAGATAATAATGCTATTGGCCTTGTTAATTGTTCAATGTCTGATACACTTGTACCCAGTTTTGCTAACTGCTTTTGAAGTTCAACCACTTCTGTTGCAGTCAAAGATGTTGTCCCCGCTACATCAAAAACAACTTTTTCCAACTTTCCAATCTCCGTTGATGTTAGGTTTGCTATCGCAGCAACATCAGCAAGTGCTTTTTCAAGTCTTATTGCCCTCTTTGAGGATTGAATAAACAATTCATTTAAAAGCTTTTGACCAGCGTTTATTGCTGTATAAGCTAAGGAATATCTAAATAAAGTTCCTACGGCTGTTTTTAGTCTTCCAAAAAAACCTTTGTTAGCCTTGTCTAATTCAGATGTTATTTTCTTTGAAGTTTTTAAAGCGTCATTTACCTCATCGTGCCTTTTACGATACTGAGGCATAACCTTGCCGCTAAGGCGTTGATACTGCTTTTCAAGTTTATCTAATTGCTTAGACTGTTCTTTAGTAGCAGTACCATTATCTTTTATAACCTTGGTAAGCTTTAATATCTCTTTCTGTAATTCTATTACTTTATTATCAGCCATCTTATAATATGTTTCCTATTACGTCGTTTTGTATGTTTACAAAAGTAGTTCCATACAACTCAAGTAATCTGCTTGTTATTTTTGATTCTGCTTTTGCTAAGGATGCTTTTACCCCTGTCGCTCTATCTTCAAAAGGGCTTAGAAAATCTTTCTTATCTATTCCCTCACTTTTCATTTTTTTTGCTATAAAAAAAGCAACAGACCTTATCTCCCATTCCTTTTTAGCTTCCTTACGAACACCTTTACGTGTTAGTTTAAAACTTTTGCCTCTTGATTGTTTTATCTTAACCCACTCTGCTATTCTATCTAAATCTGGGAACCACCTCTTATCGGGACTATCCTTTGTCAAGAAAAAATACTTGCTCTCGTTAAGTCCGTATCTGATATTTACAGATATCTCTGTCGCTACTGGTGTTCCTTTAGGACCAATCTTTGCAGTCTTAACTACTACACCGCCCTTCTCAACAAGAAACTTGTCATCTCTTGATGGCAATATACTTGCTGTTAGCTGAGGATTTGAAAGTTCTCCCGTAGCAATAAGGTCTTGTGACTTTATCTTCTGCACTACCTTCTTGATAATAGCAGACTTACGGAACTCCTTTGCTACAGCAGCAACAACGATTACCTTAATAAAATTCTTATATTGCCCCTCGCTAAAAGCCATCTACGCTTCGTCTATGCTCCTTGTGTACGGCTTGCGTGATAGAACGATATCAAAGTCTGAGAAGGCTGTGGTTACATTGTAATCCTCAAGAGGCGTGTTTAGTAACTCAACCTCATCAAATTCCACATCTCTACCCAACTGCATAAGTTTATCTTGCAATTGACCTATGATAAAGATATTTTCTTCTATAGATTGTATTGATGCAAGACTATCGTCTTTTATTGTTCTGTCTAAAATTAACACAGAAAAAGAAAGTGTGTAAACAGGTGAGTTCAAGTCTCTTGACAAGTTTGATGAACTTGGTATCAATACAAGTGTTCTATAATTAAAATCGTATTGCTGAAGGTCATCCTCTGATGCTGCAAATATAAACTCATTGACCATAAGATGCCCATTAGCAAAGGACTTAATCTCATTATAAAGGTCTGTTAGGTTGTTCATATTGTCTTTATTTAATTTACAATTTACGCATTGCTGCTTGTTGACGCTGACTCGCTGACTCAATCTTACTTTTCTGTGCTAAGTAAGACATTTCGGGTAAAACAGTTCTCATAGGAAGCATATAAGTTTGTTCATATTTATGTATATCTTCCCCCGACAACATACGAACCATAGAATACCAATACCACTGTTGGTTGAACAACATATCAGAACTATTATCATCAGACTCCTCTTCATCATCCTCATCATCGGCATCATAAAAAACACCTGCAAAATCCTCAAATAATATTTTATTCCTGTTTTCTATGTAATTATTTAGCAGGTAGTATATACGTCTAACATCAGAATCAAGTATATCTTCTTGATTACCAGACTCTTTTTTTGGGTCCTCGTTGTCAAAAACCTCATCTTCTTTTGGCCGTATTATTAACTTCGCTATTTCAAGGTCAATTAGATGGTCTGGAAGTTTAGTCTTACCCGTTATAATTTGCTCAAGCATTATGAACTGACCAAGAACTAAGTTGTTAACGTCAGTATATACTTTTTTACTTGAAGGTATTTTATCATCACCAAGCATATTTTCTTCAACTGGATACACTTCATCAAAGAAAGCTATAAAGTTTATTTTTTCTATATCGTTTAAACTTGTTATAAAATCTTCCGTAGTTCTTCCTGAACCAATAAAGTTCATTAGTTTAATGTGCTGTCTAAATGTAATCATAAGAACAAAGTTACCCCACCATCTTGTTCTTCAGCAGCACAATATGCACAAATAGCTAACGACATTACCATATCATCGTGCTTTCCATCGGTGTTGCTAAACTGAAGGTTACCCGTAATAGCGTTACGCTTACTCTTAAAGTCATACAACTCCTTTATCAAGTCCGTGTTCTTAGGTATCTTAATCACCTTATCCTCAAATAGTTTTATGAGGTTACGGATAATCTCGGGCTTACTCTGTGCTGAGGTGGTAAATGGGATTAGTTTGTACAGTCTATCGTCATCAGTCAAGTCATCAAACAAGAGGTCGTTATTATTTACCTCAAAGTATGCGGCAGCTAAGTTCCTGTCGTGTTTTAGGTAGAATGATTTTATTCTTTCCTTAAACTCCTCATAGTCCATCCCCTCTTCCTTGTAGTTGAATCGGTCTATATCAATCACCCTGTAATCATCAGAGATTGCTGTAAGCACTGTATAATCCTGCGCTACCCCAATATCCATTCCGATATAAACCCTCTCGCATCTTGTATCTAAATTATCTACAATAGCGTCCTCAACATTACTGAACAAGGCATTTGCACTCACGGGTCGGCAAAGGAACTCTTGGTCAAACTGAGCCTTAGTCATACTCTTCTTAATCCCGAGTACGGTCTTAGCAACCTTATCATCATTAAGGTCAAGGTAAGTCCTTTTAATGGACTTAATCTGTTCCCAATTCTCTTCTACTTGCCCTTCCTTGTACCAATCGTAGAACCAATTAGGACCATTGAAAGTAGATGCTGCACAAACCTTACCACCCGTTCTTGTAACCATAGGCAACAGCACCTCGTTGATAAAGTCCAGCTTCATATATGCCGCCTCATCCAAGTATATATAATCCAATGTGGCACCACGAAGGTTATCCCCCGAATCAGCAGAACGAAACTTAATAAATGAACCATTGTAAAAATACATCTCATTCGCCTTGCGGTCATACCTCTTGATTATCTTATTCCAAACATCTTGGTGGCTACTGAACATTCCCTCAATGTCCTTCATCACTTTATTCGCTTGGTCTTGTATTGGAGATACCCAGAACATTCGGTGTTTAGCGTTGTTTAATGCTCTTAACACAGCATCATTCTGCATAAAGAAAGTCTTACCCGTCTGTCTACCCGCAACTAAAGCACTAATAAAGGGAGCATCCTCGTGTACCAACTTATGGAAATCCACTTGAGGTTTAGTAGGCTTATATAACTTAATCTGCATCTATATCCAAATAGTCTTGCTCTTCATCAGGAGCGGTTAAATCTATCGTAGCTGTGATATCAATCTTGGTCTGCTCCACCTTAGTCGGAGCCTTATACCCTTGCATATCATTAATAATCTTTATAGCCTCCATAGCAGCCTTCATATCATCGTTGGCAAGGGCTATGTCCCTAATCTTAATTAATGCGCTTAGATTCGTTCCCTTGGCCGCCTCAATGCTTTTCATCTCTGCATTGGCTATTGCCATTAACTCCTTATGAAATGCTGTACCCGAGGTTCTCCTATCACGATAGTAGTTCGTGTAGTTCATTTCCTTAGCTACCTTACTTGATGCATCCATACCCTCATCACGAATCCTCTCAAGGAACTCGGACTGAAGGTCTGTTAGTTCGGCTCCTCTGCCTTTGACAATCTTACCGAAACTATTTCTCTTTGCTGGCATCAGTAATTGTGTATAATGGAATATTGTGTGCGCCCAACCTGCCCGTAAAGGTTAACTCACTAAAGCTTGGTGCTGTCTCATCACTATGATACCATTTCCAAATAGAAGTCTTCACCCTTTGGATACAACTACCACACGCAGTTTTAGGATTCTCACTCCTTGGAAAGTATTTACTCTTCCCCACCATAGAGTTATAAAACTTAAACATCTCTGACTTGGTATCACCTTTAGGCATTGTGCCGCTCAATAAGGCTATTAGAAGGTCCTTAGTTGACATATCTCATCGTTTTGGTATGTATGTATAGATTGATTAATTAAAGGCTCTTAGAATGCCTCTAATTGAATATACAATATTGAATGTTCAGTGTCTTTCATTATTATCTCCCTACACCCCCCCTTATTATAATAAACTAA